ACAGGCCAACGTGATACGAACCTACGCAAGTGTCCATCTGTCACTTGGCTACTGTCCACTACATTCTCAGGGTACACGAATGTCTCTTCTCTTGTGTCGCTGTATGTTTCTACTAATGGTTTCACGAAGTAACTCTCCATCTCTGATGCTGTCATGTCTGTGTCAAACCTACCGCCTACATCACAGGATAACTTGAAGCAGTTGTACTTCAGTACACCCATCTTAGTCTCAGCAGTAAAGGTATTCTTGCTGTTGCAGAAAGGACAGTCACCACGGTAAGGACCGTTGCGTGATACTTCCTCTGCGTAGTCTCTGTGTTTCTGCCAGATAGTCATTCTTTCTCCAACTTAAACGCATTGCGCTGGGCTAATGCTTCTGATGCACCAGTAAAGGTGTGCTTGATGTAAGGCGTGAGGCTGTCAATACTTGTATGCCCACTCACCTGCTTAATCTGTGTGATGTCTACGCCAGCTTCAACCATCTCAGTGATAGCACTACGGCGCATGTCCATAGCTGTTAGTTCTTTTGGTAAACCTGCAGCGCTTAGTATAGTATTGACATATCTGTGCAGTGTACCCCTTGCGTATGGCTTGTAAGAATTATCTCTTGCTTGCACTTGGGGTGCTACGTACTGTTGAAACCCAAAGGTTTCTTTCTGTTGCGTTAAGATATTGTGTAAACCTGGACTGATAGGTAGGTGTACATCTACTCCACGTTTGCTTTGCGTAAGGTCAACTCTGTTTTTATCTAAGTCTATGTAATCCCATAGAAGTAAACGCATGTCACCTACACGCTGGCCCCAATCGTATGCCATGTGTACGATCAACCCAATGGATCTCCACTTCCACTGGCTGTACGCTGTGTCAAGGAATAGCTTGACTTGATGTGGCTCCCATATAATTCTACGTGGTGGGTTAGGAATCTTATCAACGTAAGGCATAGGGTTGCTGACTTCTATGCTGTTCTTCTTAGCCCAATTGATAAGGATAGACATGATAGCTGCTATCTTATTGGCACGATGTATCCCTCTGTCTAGCCAAATGTCGTAGTACTTCTGCATCAGAGGCACAGTAATCCTCTTGAGGCTATACGCCCCTAAGTCTTCTTCGATTATCCTAAGACAATCATGGTAGTCTATCTTTGAGGCACGGCCTAGCTTACGGAACGCAGACGAATCCATGTACCTATCTATTAGCTGTCGTATCTGAGTAACTTTTACCATTGCTTTCTTGTCTTCCAATACACCCAACATTCTGAACAGTGTCCTTTTCCTATTACAGTATCTATAAGCCACACGATGTTAGGCTTACTGTCTCTTCTCCATTGCCAGTTTCTAGCGCTGAAAGTTTGGTTATTGCTACCGCCTAGCAGAACATTGAATAGAACGCTGAAGGCGGTAAGCACTCGCTTGATGTATCTACTTATCATCATCGTCTTCGATACCCTTCACAAGGAAGTAGATGAACCCACCTACATAAGCTATGAGGAAGGGCAGTATAATCTGTGAACCTGCTACCATATCAGAATGTAGGATACCATAGTTCACCGTTGTCAATCATGTGCTTGATGTGCTCAAGCTCAATCTTAACTGAGTCTGCACGTTCAAAGTCACCAAGCCACTCTGCATCGTCAATCTCTTTCTGTAGGTCAACGCTGTACTGGTTGATAGGTAATACGTCATACATCTTTATGTCTCCTTTAGTGTCCATAGTTGCAGCCAATGCGCCATATGTCGCCTGACCTGGATTTAGTCCACCACTGTGCTTCACCACAGCAGCCGTTGATTGTAGCTTTCTTGTATGCTCCTATGTGTAGCCCGTCCTTCCAACGATAAGCTCTGTAGTTGTCAGCATACTCTATCTCTGCCTTGTTGATCTCGTATAGTAGATCTTCCCACACATCAGCAGGTACTCTCTCGAAACCTTTACGCTTCCAGCTTTTGCAGTCAATACCTTTTGCTGCTAGTGCTTCAGTCCACTTACTCATTTGGTTACCTTTCTCTTTAGCCAACGTAATGTCATCAGTATTGTAGTACCTTGTACGTATAACATAAATATACCTACAGTGTCAAGACTATTTTTGTCTACTCCAAGTGTAACAAGTAGACCTGCTGTAATCAACATGAGAAGATAAGACGCTGCAGGTATAGAAAGTATATACATTAGTCCATCCTTGTTACAAAGTATTCACCATTAGGTAAGGGTAGTGCAAGCATAGCACATTCGTAGAAGTAAACATTACCATTAGGTGTATTCATTCTTGCTACATAAGGCATGTCAGGATCGCCTTTGTGTCTATATGTGCCATCCTCTAAGACTTTACCCTTGAACTGGTAGAGTTTACCGAAGCCGTAGCGGTCAGTCATAAACTCTAAGATGTCCATTTTTTTCCAACCGTAGAGGATGTACTCTCCTACCCAATAAGGTAATACGCCAAGCATATCTTCTAACAATCCTGGGTCTACGTCAGGGAAAACTTTTTTGTTGATTGTAAGTTTCATTGTGTAGTCTCCTTATATTAGTTGTAGTTGTTCAGGTTCTTCGTAGATGTCGTCTAGTCTAGGGTGTAACACATCTGAGAACTCAATGTCACAGAAGTTACCACAGTCAGGCATAATCATCTTGCTTTTACGTCCTGCCTCAGGGTCAAGCTCATCTAAGAATACATTACGGATACAGCTATTGCCTACCTCACGTTCAGCCTTAGCCATCTTGTCGAAGTGCTCAGGGAAGTCTTGACGTATCTTATTCCAATACCCTTTGCCACCCTTGACACAGCCAATGCAGTTGTTGTTGCTGTAGCCTAGCTCATACATCTTAGGGCGCTTGATCTTAGCGTGTCGTTCTAGATAGTGTAAACTCTCAGCCTTACTCATCTTGCTTTCAATCAAGGGAAACAAAGGCTTAGCATCAGGGTATTGCTCCTTGAAACGTATCGCTCTGTTGATCTCCTTTTTGCTGTACTCAAAGCCAAACACTTGGCCCTCGTAGTCCAGTTCTTTCTCTAAGCGTTGACGTACACGCTTCTTGAGTATCAGTGTACACCTTGCACCTGCTGGACCGTTGACGTACTTATCTTTAGTTATCACGTCAAACTGATCCTTGTATTTCTCAGGCGCACGTTCAATTATAATCTCTCTGTCGTACCACTCCTCGCATTGCTCCTTGAACCTAGCGTTGTCGTGGTGTGCGCTATCAATGGCGAAGTAGATAGGCACAACATTATCCTTACCGTACTTGTCAATGGCTAACTTTGTAGCTACTGCACTTGTTACTCCTGCACTCCACCACGCTATGATCATTACACTATTCCTTTCATTATGTGTGATACTACGTCAACAGTCCATCCGTTGCCAAGCATTTTGTACCGCTGCGTATTAGATACGTGGTCAGTGTAACCCTCTGGTACTGTCTGTAAACGCTCGCATTCTAGCGGTGTTAGCTTTCTATACTCAGTGGTACCCTTAGATATTTTAGGCTGTAGATGTCCACCGTCAGAGGCTACAAGCGATGGGCCTTTACCTGATGGGTGGTACACACGGTTGACGTATGCATACCTGTCGCTGATACCTGCATCACCTACATGGCACATACCGTCCTTGCTAAAGACTAGCTGTCTACGGTGCTTCTCAAAGTAGGACTTGAGGTTGCCGCCTTTGAAGTAGTTAGCGTCAAGGCAATGTGACTTGTCACGATCAACGTGTCCATCTTCTAAGATGTCAGCAAGTACGATACCTTTATCTTCTGGTAGACTTTCCATAGGTATGTTTGTCCAGTAGTACCTCTGTCTATTCTGTGCAGACACTAGGCTACTGTTGATAAAGATAGGCTCAACACCTAGTGCCTCAGTGATAACGTCCATACTTTCTTTCTTCATCTTGACGTTCTCAAGCAAGAAGTATTTAGGCTTTAGTGCCTTGAGTAGCCGCACATATTCCCAAAATAGTTTGCTACGTGGATCATCAAAGTTAAGTTGCTTACCTGCAAAGCTAAAGCCTTGACAAGGTGAGCCACCAATGAGCAGGTCAATCTCGTGACCACATCCAAAGGGATCATAAAGTTGCTGTCCTTCTGCTTTTACTTTTGTTACATCACCAAGTTGAACAGTGCCAGGAAAGTTTGCTTGTGTCACTTGGATTGCGTACTTGTCAATCTCCGCTGCGAAATAATTTTCTACTTGGATACCTGCCCTTTGAAGGGCAAGCTGTCCACATGACATACCGTCAAACAGTGATAGTACATTCATGTTAAAATCCTCTCATCTGCTCTATCTGTATACGTACAGTATCCTTCATTGATTAGGCGCTGGGCAGTACGTCCGTACCACCCTTGCAGTTGCCATGCTAAGCCTGTGTCAATCAGATATTGCCAAGCTTCTACTTCTTCATCATGTTCAGCCATGACTAGCTGTTCACATATCTGTATTGCTAACTGAGCGTCCATCATTCTATCCCCAAAAGATTGCATAACTCATCATATGTTTTCCGCCCTGAACTGGACATTCTGTCGTAATCCCAACCCAAGTCAGCCACAAGTAAAAGTATCTGTTCTTTCTTTGTGAGTGTAGTCATTGTGTTACTCCTTATCCTGCGAAGTGTCTAAGCTTGCGCCCAAGATTGAAACGGTTGGCTTTCTTTTCAATGTACACTGTACGATAGCCAATGTGAAAGGCTGTGGTACACTTGAGTGTCTCTACACCCCAGCGCTTCTGTGTGGTACGCTTGCGGGTCAAACCCTTGACGCCTACAAAGTTAAAGCGGAAGCCTTGTGTGCCATCATTGAGTGGCTTGGTTGCGAATAGTACGAACATGATGTGTATCTCCTTTGCTGTTCGATTAAGTTAAATCATAGTTATGCGGCGATGTCAACAACAAATCCGCTTTTATCTTTCTTAGCTTTGCCTTTGGCATATAGTGCAACGATGGTACGCTTAGGGTCTAGGAATCGTAGGTCATCCTTGTCACCGTCCACAACCTTGTAGCCACGCCAAGTCTTGCCTTTGTAAGGTGTACGGAACACCACAGCCACAGGCATATCTTGCACAGCAGCGTCAAAGTGTTGCTCATACTTTGCGTTAGCTGCAGAGTAAGACCACGTCAAGTGGTAGTTGTCCAAGTGGTCAACCTTGCGGTTTGGAATCTTGGTGTAATCATACCACTGTATTTCAGGGAATGCTGTCATAAGATTAGGGTACGTCACATCGTCACGCTGACAAGGTATTAATTCCCACCTTATGTCTGTCGTGCCGTTAGGTCTGACACATGGTTGAATATCACGCTTTGAGCAGTACTGGACAAATTTTTCGCAATCAGTAACCATTTGTTGCATGAAGCTGTCACGATCACGATAGAACCATTCAGCCTTGCGTCTACGTGACTCTTGTACGTTATTGAATGCGCCACGTCCTGCACTGATAAGGCAACCTTCTACACATCCTGCGAGTGTTGCCATGCTACAAGAGTTGAACATGTTACCGTCAACCATGATTTTCCATGAGTGCATGTAAAGAATAGCTGTAAGGTACTCGTCACCGTCACCCTTGATTGTCTTAGCGTTAGTGCCAACGCCTAGCAGTTTGTAGTTACTCATAGTATTACCCCCAATATCCCTGACCTTCATGGTCTAGCGGTTGTTCATCTTTCCAAGGTACACTCGGATCAGTTACAAGGTTAGGCGTTATAAAGTCTATGCCTTCCCTATTGAAGTTTAAGTTTATGCCTAACTGTCTGTTACTGTCAAGCCCATTCATTTCAGCAAGCAACTCGTAGTAATCTTTCCCACCAAAATCACCATAGCCTTCATAATTGTCTTCACGCCAAGTGTTACCCTTGTTGTCAATCATGTAGACTGTCTGTGTGTCATGGCCCGAATATGTGTTCCATATGGGGTCATGCGTGTCGTTTGTGTGCCAAGAGAAAAAGCCCATTGTCTTACCCTTCACGTTTAGTGTAGTCTTGTGTTGCGTCTTGAATATTATCAAAGTAGTGACCGTGATAATATCCGTTGTCTGTGTGATTATGTAGCCACGTTACATATGGTGTATAGCTATTGTCAATCTTGCAAAGTACAATCGACAAGTGATCCCATAGGGGATGTGGCTTTTCTGATACAATCGTTTTTTCCATTCTGTCACCTCATTGTGTTGATGTGTTCAGTAAGACACAAGCAAACCCATATGTCAAGCATAAGTTTGAGTTGGCTCAAATTAGCAGCTTGTGTCCTAACAAAAAACATCACAAGTAAACAGTAGGTTATCATCTTTTCAATGGGTATGAGTATGTCAACTCTTACAGACAGCTTAGTGCCGAACACATTTGTTGCTGTCGTGACGTATCGTCAGGCCAAGAGGCACTGGAAATCCAGGCTCCATTCACGCTTTATTCTTGCGCTAGGCTATGTGCTATTGCTACGTATATGTCGTATCTTTTGTGTGTCGTTTTGGTTATCCTTTGTTGTGTTGCGTTTAGTCTTTCAGTTAGTCGTTAGTTAGTCAAGTCTTTTTAGTCTGTCTTATTGTAGGGCTTTGCACCGTACTTGTCCAAGTGTGTCTGCATCTAATCGGATCAAGAGTTTTTAGGCTTACTCGTTTAGAAGTTATCCGTCTTGGATGTACCCATTAAGCGCCAAGTAAAACCAAAACACAAGTAGATAGTTTAATGACTAAACTACTTTTTTTGCTCTGACATGTTAAGACATTGAAAACAAACAAAACATTTTTTATTTCTAGGGGTATATCGTGCAGCATGACATGGGGGGATATACTTAAAGTTGTGTATCTTTTGGGGTTCAACCTGGGGTTGTGCTCGTATATATATAAAGTATCGTTTTTGTTAGATCAGGTACTGTTCTTGTTGTGTTTTACTAGTGTTCTTCTTTTGTTCTATAATCTCGGTCTGTTTTCTATTTGTTCTCCTTGTGCATCCACTATTGATTAACCGACCGGTTGGTCAGTTTTACACCTTAAAATACGCTTTTTTTGTCCTTTACTGATACCCTATCTGTAGATTTATTTAATGTTTTCAATGATTTACCTATAGAAAAACCTATGAGCCTACACTTTTAAGGCGAGTTGGCGTGCGCAGCGCAACTATAAGGACTGATTTTCGCCTATAGGTTGAGCACGGGGGGCGAGGGCCACCGGGGGGATATACCGTTATATATACATACTCTGCAACACACGGGATTTTTCAAAAGAGTCGTACACAAAGTAGCACACACCTATGTTAATCTTATCACGTTTTGTTACAAAGTGTTACAATATGTTCACTTTTTATGTAACAATGTACGATTATGTATTGACAAGCACGTAAATATGTGTAAAACTGCGTAGCAGTAGCAGCCCTAA